CGCCCCCCCAACTTTCGTTGAGATTCTCGGGTCCCATTGGACTCAACTGTCCGACATTATTTTCGGGTTCCCCTAACACAGAATGCATTAGGGACCCCCTATGGCCTTCCCAAACAACCTAGTTGATAGCTAGGATCCCTCTTTGCTGAGGGGTCATAAGTTACAAACTCCAATCTACACTCAGAGGGCAAGGCCCCATGCAGCGACCACCCAATAATGGCTTCCGTCTTACTATCACTAGCGACTTCTACAGCTACATGAGGATCTAACCTCCCTCTCAGTTACTAAGGGGAGCGGAGGACCCGGATCAGTGACTTCATTAAACGAATTAACTTACCTTCTTTCGAGCGAAACCTCGTTTCCTTGGATCGCACGTCAAAAGGAAGAAACTCCTTTAAAGCGGCCAACTCATCACTTACAGCCCACCACTCCTGCATGAACGACACGATGTCATCCATACATTCATGGTTCCCCTTCACCATCTCCTTAGCGACCGGATCCAGTTGGACCACCGGCTTAACTCTTCGTCCTAAATCATCCAAGGAATCCAAGACCGCGACATATAACTTACGGTATATGACCGCCCACCAGTAAACGTCGAACCCATCAAGGGTCAGCGCTTCTGCCTGGAAGGCATACACCGAGGATCGAACCCTTTCGATCTTTTCAGCTACAGAGACCGTCACCTTATCCCGTATACATTGGTATACGGCATAAGGATCGCGACTCTCGACGTGAAGTGATAGACAATCTATCATCTCCCGCCAAGAAGCCACCGACCAAGGAGAGACCCCCGGACTCTTTAGAACCAGCAGCAACCCTAGGATTCTTCCATTCAGGCGTGGGAGCGGACTGGAAATCCGCCCTTGAGCCCGATACCCGAATCCTGCGGCACGCAATACACTGGAGAGCTTAGGCTCCCAAACCATCCCAAGTTTCCGAACGAGCTCAACCATAATGGGAAGATGAAACTTCCCAAGGGCGAATTCTAGTAAGGAAACTGGGGAAGCGTCCTTCCCTTTAAGGAAGAAACGTTTGGCGAACTCACAACTACCTCGACCCACAAGGGTCTTAGCAATCGAAATTCGGACCCCTAAGCCCTTCATTATATCCCTATACCGCATGGCGACAAGGCGGTTTGCAATCACCACATCATCTCCTAGAATGGCATAAGCCGAAAACCAACCAGTCTTCCCTACCTCCCTCGCGGCACATTGGACGATCATATGATGAACCAAGGCCAACATCCCCCACGAACTATAAGCCCCCATAGGTTGCCCCACCGCGTACCGGACAATTCCGGTCCGCGGGAGACCTTCCGACACCTCAAGCGTATCGAATCGGTCCGAAGAGACATCGTAAAAGAAATCACGATCTCTCAACAGCTTCCCCCATAAGTCACCCATAGAGCATGGAAGCAATTGGTTCAGTAGAGCTACTTGCACCTCCCATGGCACTCTATCCGTAGCTGCCTTCAGATCGAAGGAATAGCAGACCTCATTAGGGTAATCTCTGACCAACGCTCTAACAGGAGCCAATTGATCAAAGGTACCATCCTGAGGTATCCTCTTCAACACCGAAAACAACCACAGATGAAGCGGACGCAGAACAATCTGAGTCCAATAGTCTACTATAGCGAATACCCGAACCTTTCCCGGTTCTTCCTTCACTCCAAGCTTTCCTAATCGGCCTCCCATGCCATCAAGTGGGCGGGCATTCCTCTTCGGATTGTCAGCCCATAACAAATATATGTCATCTGCCTCTGAAGCCAAACGCTCCAGGGTAGACTTGATAGCAAGAGAGTCAACAATCTTCAACCACGCAACTAGTACCTCCCAGAGTGGATTTTTCGTCCACACCAGGGCGTCGTACCAGCACATGCCTAAAGACGTAGTATTACTCCGAGAATTGGGCCCCGAGGTCCGGACCGAGAAATACACCACCTTCAAAGTTTCCCGCACATCAGTCTCTGACAAAGGAAATACATCCCAAGTCATTAACTGACGAGCGAAGAACTCCGAATACCTGGACACGCGTCTGACCACACGGGACGATCCCTCGAATGGGGCCGTAATCGTATCCACGCTAAACACCCCCTTAAAATCCAACACCCTATACAAACCGAATAGGGATAACCAAGCTCTCACAATTAAGTGATCACCTGATCGAATTCTACGGCGATGCTCAACGGGTATAATCCTTGGCAAACCGGTCTTAGTCCGACTAACCGCTGGCCCGAGAACGGTTACGTCCTTATGCTTCTTGCCCGCTGTTACGGACATCAGTAAAACACTGTAAGCCTTTAAACGCAAACACAATCCTCGGACTCCCTGAGTCTTCATAATCCACCCACAATGCCACGCGAAACGATAGAGTATCTTCACCCATGACGATAGGGAAGCCCCACCCACTAGACCAATAAAACTAAGCAGTTTTAAGGCTAGCGGGCGACCAGCTTTTACACTGTTCTGCCAACTAAGTCTGACAGCTGGACTTAATTCTGAGAAATAAGTCAAGTTGTTCATTTTCAATTATTATTATAATAGCTTAGCACTTCGGTTTCCCTTGTGGGGACCGCAGGCACCTTATCCAAGGACGGGGCTACCGCTGTGGTTGCCTGATCCTACACTTCTCCTATCTAGATCCCCGTGGATCCTCCTACCTTCACACCATTATTCCGTACTGTCCTCCGAAGAGCGTCGTAAACAATGGCGCTACAGTCGTTCCAGATCCACTTTCCACGAGACCCCATTCTCGCGTTTAACCCCTTAAAACTAAGGGCTCTTCCAGAACAGAAGAGTGCCGACCAGGTACCACTATCACCACCAGCGAGAGGCTGTTCTCAACCTTTCGGTATCTACTCCTTAAAAGGAGCTGTTAGATGGGAAACACCCATCTCCAGCATGACTGGTGCGTAATGGATATCGTACCTGAGGCACGAGACCATGCTCGTCCTCCCAAATGGACCAGACTCAACGTCCGATACTACATCTGAGTAGAACAAGCAGATCCCGCAGAGCGGGATTTTGCTCTCAGGGAGATAACTCC